ACCAAGTACTTGCTCAATTCATAAAGGACTCAGACCTTGACGGCAAAGGCTTTGATGCTTTTATGCGTGAGGCTCAGGTATGGTCAAGCGTTTACGGGCATGTCTGGCTAATGGTAGATAAGCCTGCATCAAATGCTGGTACAAAGGCTGAAGAAATTAGCCAAGAGATTAGACCATACGTCACAATGTTTACGCCTGAAAACGTATTCGATTGGAAGTGGACAAGAACTGCCTCTGGCCGTTATGCCCTTACTTATTTAAAGGTTCGCGAGTCGGTAGATAAGATTGACGACACTACTACTGAAGCTTATTTCAGAATATGGACAGAAACTGAGATTGAAAGCTGGCATTGCGTAAACGACAGAGAAACTAAGATCGACACAGTACCTAATCCACTGGGACGTATTCCTGCGGTGTATTTGCCTGCACAGCGTTCAGTAATTAGAGGCATCGGTATTAGCGACCTGTCAGACGCTGCTTCAATGCAAAGAGCCATCTATCAAGAGCTTTCAGAAATTGAACAGCTAATTCGCATATCTAATCACCCAACTTTGGTGAAGACCTTTGGCACTGACGCAAGCGCAGGAGCAGGTGCAATAATCAACATGCCTGACGATATGGACGCTAACATGAAGCCGTATCAGATGCAGCCAAGCGGTTCAAACTTAGACGCTGTACGAGCAAGCATTAACGATAAGGTAGAAGCCATTAACCGTATGTCTCACATGGGCGCAGTTCGTGGCACTCAGGCAATGACTCAGTCTGGCGTGGCTATGCAAACAGAGTTCCAGATGCTTAATGCTAAGTTATCTGAGAAGGCTGACATATTGGAGCTTGCTGAAGAACAGTTGTGGGGCTTCTACTGCATGTGGCAGCAACAGACAAGTGATGTAGAGGTATTCTACCCGAACTCATTTGACCTGAGAGACTATGACAAAGAGCTGACCTTCTTGCAATCCATGCGGGCATCTGGCGTTAAATCGACAACCCTAATGCAGCAGATTGATAAGCAGATTGCTGACCTAGTGCTTGATGACGAAGAGCTGGCAAAAGCTCACGTTGAGATTGAATCAAACTCACTGGGACTTGGGCAGTTTGCACCAGTAGAGCAAGCTACTGAGATTCAGCTTTAATGGCTAGTGCTGACGCTTACGCAGAAATACTCGATAAGCTTGCAGATAAACATCAAGCAAGACTTGCCGCTGCTTTGAGGTTATTGGAAGCAAGGTTGATACAGTTTATGTCTGGTGCGCCACTCAACGGCGGCAATCTATTTGACTTGGCTTGGGCTATTGCTGCAAGACCTCAAATTAAAGCCCTAATAAACGAGGTGTATTTAAGCGAGGTGCAGTCGGTACTCAACGAGTACACATCGGTGGTGGAGTCCAACTACAAGCTGCTTAGTAAGTATGGGAGCTTCACGAAGATAGACCCAGCGGTAGTATCGCAATTACAGAAGCTTTCGTTTCAAGGCTTCGAGGCTATAGCTAATGAGTATCTTGACACTATTTCTACAGGGCTTTATCAAAGCACATTAACTGGTAGACCTTTCGCTGAAACAATAACTAACCTGCAAGGTGCTATCAATGGCGTATACGTTCAGGCCGACGAAGAAGAAGCGGCTAGGCTTGTTGAGATAGCTAAGAATGGTTCGCCCAAGCAGGCGGCCAGTGCCATAGAAAAACTGCACACAAAGTTTGGTAGAGATAGAAGCGGAGACAATCTGGCACGATATAGTAACGTCTATGTGCAGGACAGCTTGATGCAGTTTAATGCTTCAATCACTACATCAACTGGGTTTGCCTCTGGGGCTAAGAAATGGCTTTACTATGGCTCAATTATTAGAGACTCAAGAGATTTCTGCAAGGAACATGCAGGCAAGACTTATACTAATGAACAGATTGCCGAGATATGGTCGGGAAGCTGGGGCGGTAAAGCTCAAGGCGACCCATTTATAGTGAGAGGCGGGTATAACTGTCGCCACCACTGGGTTCCGGTGTTTGATTAACTTTTAAAAAAATGTGCTAAACTTACAATTCTAAAACTACTCGAAAGAGGTTGCGTTACATGAGCGAAGAAATCATGGTTACAGAAGTTGATACTGAGACAACAGCTACAGAAACTCAGGCTAAGACGTTTTCGCAAGCAGAAGTTGACCGTATGATTGCTGACAGAGTTTCACGAGAGCAGCGCAAGTACGAAAAGCAATTGTCAGGCATTGATATTAACGAAGCCAAGCAGTTACTTTCCGAAAAGCAGAATGCTGAAATCGAGAGACAAAAGGAACGCGGTAACTTTGAAGAAGTGTTGCGGAAAACAGTGGAAAAGAAAGATGCAGAAATTAAAGCCTACCAAGCCCGATTGCAATCGACATTGATTGACGGAGCTTTGTTAAGTGCTGCTAGTTCTGCAAATGCTTATAACCCTGAACAGGTTGCCACTTTGCTTAGAAATCACATTAAGCTGTCAGACGATGGCTCAGTGGAAATAATCGACGACAATGGTTCGCCAAGGTATAACGATGCAGGTAACCTGCTCACCGCCACCGAGCTAGTGTCAGAATTTTTAATGACTAACCCTCACCACGTCAAAGCAGGTTTGCAAGGCGTAGGTAGCAAGGGTAATGTTGGCGGCTCGTCAATTAAGACAATGACCCCAGCAGAAATGGTGGCTAACTGGAGTAATGGAGGCAAAGAAGCATTTGCTGCATTACAGAAGAAGGCCAAATAAAACTCTTTTTTTTATAGGTAATTTAAAATGGCTATTACTACTTCAACAACTCTTGACGACCTGTTTGCTAACATCATTCTACAGGCTCGTTTCACTGCCGAAGAACAGTCACTTATGGCTGGCCTTGTAACTCGTTATGACATCGGTGCTCAAGCCGGTAAAACTATCCAAGTGCCTAAGTACCCAGCTATCGCTGCTGGAAACCTTACCGAAGGCACTGACATGACTTCAACCACTGTATCTACTTCAAGCGTCACTATTGACGTATCTGAAGTTGGTGCTCAAGTGCTGTTGAGTGATGTGGCTATGATGGGCGCAGGCAATCCTGCTGTTGAGCTTGGTACTGTTCTTGGTAACGCTATTGCTACCAAAATGGATACCGACCTTATCGCTCTGTTTGCTGGCTTCTCTGGCGCACTTGGTGCTGCTGGTCAAGAAATCACTGTTGCTGATCTGTTCAAGGCTGCTGCTACTCTGCGCGCTAACAAGGTTACTGGCGTTATCAATGCCGTTGTACACCCTTACCAAGCGTATGCACTGAAAGCTAACCTGACCAACAGCTTTGCCAACCCTAACGGCGGCGATCTTCAGAACGAAGCAATGCGTAACGGTTATGTCGGCACTATCGCTGGCATCAATGTTTACGAATCAGCTAACGTACCTGTAGACGGTGCTGGTGATTCTGTTGGCGCAGTATTTGCCCCAGAAGCTCTTGCTATCGCTATGAAGCGTGACTTCAACATCGAGACTCAGCGTGACGCATCTTTGCGCGCATGGGAACTCAACGCTACTGCCATTTATGGTGTTGGCGAGTTGGACGATAGCTACGGCGTTAAGATGACTTTTGACTCCGTACTGTAAGTAAGAATAAGCCCACCTCTTTCGGGGGGTGGGTTTTTACTGAGGTATAACATGGCATTTTCAACTGATTCAGATTTAGCAGAGATTGTACCCGACATCCTTTCATTGGGAATTTTATCTTTCACTGACGAACACGCTAAGGCGCAGTTAGATATTGAAAGAGAGATTCGCAATCGTTGGTGGGAAAAGCGCGGCATATCCGGCGAACTAAATACAAGTTTATTGACTGAAGCACAGTGGACTCGATCTGCTGTTTATTTGGTCTTATGGAAGTACGCACTGCCCCAGCTTACAAACTGGGTTGACGGTGATCGCTTTCAGAACATGATTGATTTCTACAAGTCACGATATGGCGAAGAACTAGAAGCCGTATTCCAAGACGGTGTAGAGTACGATGCAGACGATGATAATGTGATTGATGACAGTGAGAAAGCTGCCGTTAATCATGGCAGGCTGGTTAGATAAATGGAAATCAGTGTTGGCTCAAACGCTAAAGAGATTGCCAAGCGGTTAGGCAAGAAAGGCAAAGAGCTATCGGCCAGCGTTAAGATGGCATTATCTATAACGGCTCAGGTCGGCGTTAGCATTATTGAAGATCGTACCAGTCAATCGCAAGGTTATAAGGACGGTGCTTTTAAGCCATATTCTAATGCTTATCGGTTGTTCCGATCTAAAAAGAAAAGAGGCACTAAGCCAGATTTACAATTTACTGGTCAGATGCTTGGCTCGATGACAACTAAGGCTAACGGGAAGCAGGCTGAGATATTCTTCAGTAGAGCTACAGAATCTAAAAAGGCCGCGATGAATAACAAGACGCGCCCTTTCTTTGGGTTTAGTCGCAAAGAGCAACAGAGATTAAGCGAAGTATTTTTTAAGGCGTTGAAATGAGTGTTCGAGAAAACATAGCAAACAACATTGTAACAACGCTTCAAGCGGTTAATTTGCCGGTGAAGATTAAGTACGTTACCCGCGAACCGTTTGATT